TAATATATATTATACAGGAATTTTAACCTTTTGTCAAGTAATATTTTTTGCATCTTCGGGTAAATTCCTTTCCTCCTCTTCTAAGTATTTTAAAATTGATTGTTTATAAATTGGTTGGAAACATTCTTTTCCTCCGTTTCCAGCTATTGGCTTATACAACTCTATTCTTTCAAAGTCATGGTGTGCAGTTGTTTCTATTCTTCTCGCATGAAAAGTTGTTGTATGTATTTCTTTTAGTATTTTAAAAGGTGGCCAACCTTTTCCTCTAGTGACTGCACCATATACCGAGTGTCCTACTTTGACTACTCCATCTTCAAATTCTACAAAGTATACTACACAAGGTAACTTTCCTTCGGGAGTGTTTCTCAAGGTTTCTAATGATACTTTGCCCGCAGCGGAGCAGAAACCACATCCTACATCACTATAAGTTTCCAGTGCTTTCTTTTTACTTTTATGCCCAAATGCTAAACATTCTACTTCGTATGTTTTATATGCACCACCAAAAGAATTTCCTATAATTTTTAGTCCGCACTTTAAAAAATCTTCTGTCCAATCTTTGTTTCTACTTTGTGCAGAATTGTTACTTTCAAAGCGGGGCAATTTATCTTCTGCCTGCATGAGTTGTATTTCATCTATTATTGCATTTGGACTTCTTTCAAACTCTATTTCCTTACAGAGTTTTACTATTTCTTCCATACTACCTTCGCAAAGATGATATGCAAGTGCAAGTTCTTTTCTTTCTTCTTCTGTCCATCTTTTATTTGATAACTTGCGTAAATTGTTTTTTGCTGCCTCTAATCCAAAATGTTGCATATTTGGATATCTTCTTCTTATGGAATCTCTACTCGGAATCATATCTTCAAATGGCCAGTTCTTTAAAACTTCTCCATATGTCATTCCTTTCTCATGACATTCCCACATCCAATCATAGTGATGGTCAGTATAATTATACTTAGCCATACAGATTCTCCTTGAGTTTTAATACTGTATTCTCGTTTAGTTCTCCAGCATCTCCATACTCTGGTGGAATTCTTACATGGTAGTGTTTAATTTCTACTTTATCGCAGAGTTCTTGAACTTTCTCTACGGCAGCTTGTCCTGCATCATCGGGGTCAAACAGAATATCTATCTGTTCTATACCTTTCATTTTGAGCAGTAATAATTTCTCTGGTGTTATATTTGATATTCCAAACGAACACAGAGCATTTGTTAATCCTTTATCGTGCAAATTAACTACATCATAAATGCCCTCCACTAATATCACTCTACCTTTGATGGGAGTAATATTAGTGGGATACATGGGCATAATCGCTTTGGGAGGATGTATGACATACTTTGGCTGATCTTTTATATGTGAGTTCTGCCTCAGTCTGCCATTAAAGGCAACGATTTTTCCTGTGATGTCACGAATTGGAAATACAATTCTGTCTCCAAATGGAGAGCGACTTGACATAAATGCTTCAAACTTTTTATAAGTGTCTGGTTTTATATTTCTTTCATTTCCTAGATACGGCATAATATCTGTAGGCATTTTTAATCCTACAGAAGCCGACCTTTTTTCTTCTATTCTTTGTCGTAATTTCTCTCTTTTTATATCAAGAAAGTTACTTGGTTTGTCATAAAGTTTGAATATATTTCCTTTGAAACCACAGGAAAAACAGTTGAATATACCAGTAATCTTATCAATTCTCATACTTGGATTACTGTCGTCATGTTCAGGATTTAAACACGACACAATAAAGTCTGCTGGTGAAACTTTAAATGGTATTCTTTCTTCTGCGAGTAATTCTTCTACTGTCATTTAATCCACTTTAATCCTTTTAATTCTTCAATATCGCTCCAGATAAACCAAGCATAGTCTGTGGCATCTGTACCTTGTCCTGTAAAAGAAGGCCTCTTACTTAATATTACTAAACCATCAGGTGGATACATTTGCCAAAAATCATGTCTAGACTGTGCCCCAAGAAAATTAATTCTTAGCAGCATTATAATTGTTGGTGCCATTGTCATTGCGTGTTCTATAAACTCTTGTGCAAGAGAAAAAGGAGGATTTGTAAATACTAAGTCATATTCTCCTTCATGTTCAAAAAAGTCTGTACCTTCTTGTATTTCACACGAACTTACTTGTAGCTTTTGTTTTTGTAAAAAGCGTACTATTCTACCATCTCCTGCTGCTGGTTCTAATGCTGTATCAAATAAATTCCAATTTATAGGAAGTTTTTCATAGCACCACTCTGGAGTGGGATAAAAATCATATGCATTTCTCATGGTCTGTATACTTTTCCTTTGTCTATAATTAATATTCCGTTCAAATGGTCAAACTCATGCTGAATTACACGAGCATCAAAACCTTTGAACTTTGTTTTTACTTTTTCTATTCTATCTTCGAGTATAGTTTCATATTCAAGTTCTATACTATGCGATCTTCTTACTTTTACCATAGCATTGGGACAACTTAAACATCCTTCCCAATCACTTTTTGTAACGGAACTTTTACTTACTATTCTTGGATTTATGAAAAGTTGTGCAGGATTACCTGCTGCAAAGATTCGTACTGGTAAGTCAACTTGTATACCAGCACATCCAATTCCTTTGTGTTCTTCCATAGCTTTACGAAGCGTTACAAATATTTTAAGAGCTTCAGGTAAAGTTCCTTCAAATTCTTTTGAAAATGTTCTTAATCTGTTGTTTTCTGTGATGATTTGTGTTTCCATCCTTTTAATTCATCTCCTAATTTTTCAAATTCTGTCATTTCTACTCCACTATCATCTTTCGTGAACTCATATACTTTACTTTTCCATGCAAGTTCTACAGTTTGAAACCATACTGCAAGAGCAGTATTTACAAACTCTTTGTCTGGCCAAAGTAGATACATGTTCCACCAATCTTTATCAAAGCGATGAAGTTCGACTTTAATATCTTTATATGCATATCCATCTTCTTCAGTTTTGATAAGTTCCCATAGTGCGCGTATTCTTTGCGACCCCGCTATAGGCCAATAGTTGTTCATTGTAAGCATTGGTGACATAATACCATGCTTTTTAATACTTTCCATTAAAGGTTCATTTAATGGAACATTTTTTATGTTCTCTTGTACTTTTTTCTGATTTAATATAAACTTTACTTTTTGTACTTCTATCGTAAGAGGTGGTATTGCTATTAAATCTGCAGTTTCTTTAGTGATACGATCCGCTGCCATCTTGTCCTCCATCAAAATACCATTCATCCTCTAATATTTGATTCCAGCCTTCTTCATATATCTGTCTGAAATCTTCTAATGTAGGAATATCTATTGGTACATTTTGTTTATTTCTAATTTCTACTAATCCAAATACAAAGATTGTATAGGATTCTTCTAATTGTTTTTCAGTATACATTAACATTATAACTTCTCCTGTGCGTTTTCATCTGAATCCCCCATACCCATATCCTCTCTCATCTTCTCTTTTTCAGCAGGGGTAATTGCTGAGTTCGGGCCAATCTTTAGTGATTTCCAATCTACTTCACTTGAGAAACCTTTTACTTCATTATTTCTCATTTTCGTACAGTTAAATGTCATACACTTATCTGCTGGTTCCCATGTTTCAAGTGAGTAAGCTGCGTCTGCAGCATCCAAGATACCCTTTGCAAATCTAGCTTCGCCTGTATTGTCTGTCTGGTAAGGGGCAAACACTAGAGTTTCGTACTCTTGTGCAAAGGATTTCATCTTTTTACTAATCTCGATTTGTTCTTGCCAGTCGTATTGACTGTTTCTTGAAGGTGCATTGTGGCGGCGGACTTGGTTAAGATAGTCAACAATAACTATCCCAATGTCAGCACGAGCTACTCTCTTATCGAGTTCGCTTTGAATTTTTGAGAGAGTGAGAGCAGGATCGTAAATAACATCAATCTGCTTTTCTTTGTTTAATTCTCTTTTGACAAGTTTTCTGTGAAACTCGTCAAAATCTCTGTTGAGTTCAAACTCTTGTAAAAGTTCATGTCCACCATCAAAACGACCTGCCCACCAACCTGCTACAAGATTCCATTCTTCATTACTGAGACTTCTGTCCCTAATATTTGTAAATGGAACTCTTGTAGCAATGGAGCACATTCTTTGTAGAATGGAACGACTGTCCATTTCGATAGTAAAATATACTGCACTTCTACCAGATTCATAAACATTGACAGCAAGATTACAGGAAGTCAACGACTTACCTGAACCTCGTCTACCACCAACAAGCACTAAATCTTTCGGTGAGAATTTCACCGAGGAATCATATTCTGTATTGAGTCCTAAAGGTAAATACTTCGACCTTTGTTCTTCATCTTCAAAAAGTGTTATAGTTTGCATACTTTCTGAAGGTGGAGTAATATCAACCTTGTCACTTACCTTTAGTACTATTTCTTGTAATTGTTCTATATTTTCCTCAGCACTTGCCATAGTAACAGTTTTATCGACATACTTGTCGAGTTCGTCTAATATTTCTACTTGGGCATATTCATTCTTTAGATAATCAAGAAGCATGTCTGCATCGACTTCAACTTCGATTGATTGAATGGCTGAGAGTTTTTCTTGTGTTTTTGAGTCACGAACTTCGTATTGAAGTTCCTCAAAAGTTGGGAGAGATTGATAATTGTCGACGTGCTTTTCCAAGATGTTAAAAATCCCTCGGTACTCATTTGGTAAATAAATCTCCTTTACCTGAGCCCAAGTATCTAAATCTCTTTGTACTATTAATTGTTTTAGTAACGCACTCGCAATATTCATAACTCTCTCTCAAAAAAAGGGAGGGTTTGCCCCTCCCCGCTAAATATTGCTTATTAGCCTATTTCTTTTTTAGCTGCACCATTGTAATCAGCACATTGTAAACCTCTTCTGGTTAACATTGTTTTAACGCCTCTTACAGTTTTGCCGATTTCGTCAGCAATTTCTTGTACAGTCATTTCACCAATCTCTAGGTCAGCTAAAACGTCAGCTTTGCTTGAACCTTTGGTTTCTTTCTGCTTAGGAATAGCATTGATATCGCCACTTCTAAGTAAAGAAAGAGCTTTACCTCTGATTGAGTTAACGCTTTTGCCAAGAGCTTCTGCGATTTCCTCAACAAAAGAACCACCGTTAACCATCTCAACGAATGTTCCTTCTTCTTCAGGAGTATAAGTTCTAACTGTTTCTACTTTAGGAGCAGGTTTAACATGCTCTGTTAATTCCATAGAAAGAATTTTTCCTTGGATTGATTTAGCAGAGAATTGTCCGCCTTCAAAGTTTGAAGCGATTTCTGCATATGTGTAAGAACCTGAGTTATCTTGAACAAAGTTTCTAAGAGTAGCTTCTTGCTCGTCTGAGAAAGATTTGCTTGCTGATGCTGAAGCTAATTCAACATCAAAACCCATTTTTCTTAATTTAGAAGAAACCGATCTTGTTGATGTTTCAAGATGATCAGCTGCTTCAGCAACTACTGCCTGTGATACAGGGCTTTGGTCACCGATGAAGTCCACTAGTTGCTGTGTTCTTTCATCTGTCCATTTTGGTAATGCCATTTTTAATTTTCCTTGATTAAAGTTTTAATATTATCGTAAATTATTATGCCCATATCTCGGGCTTTATTAGTTTTTGCTGATTCTATTCCACTTTCGTTTAGTAGAATCGTCACATCTTTTGTAAGGTTATCCTTTGTCTCAAATCCATGTTTTAGTAAAACTTCTTGTGCTACAGCCTTAGTCGGGTAGCTCTTAAGTTTACCTGTAATACAAACAACACCTTTCTTAGGAGTGTTGTCGACTTCGGACTTCTCACAAGTAAATGTAAAAGGTAAATCATCATACTCCATTGGATAGAATGTATTATCTAACCAATTAACTAAATTCGACGCCGCTTTAGGCCCCAGACCAGCATCTATACATCTTTGGTAGGTTATCTCTGAAATATCCGAGATTGTTCTCGTTAACTTATTAGATGCGCTAGAACCTATCAGCGGTATCGAAAAAGCTGGAAGGAGAGTTGTTAAATTTGCTGATTTAGAATTTTCTATCTCAGCAAACAATTTCTCTCCGAGCTTCTCCGACTTTAGGGCGGTAGATATTTCGTCCTCTGTTAAAGAGTAAATATCATGGTAGTCCTGTAAATCTAGTTTTTCAATCGAAGCCGAACCGAGACCTTTGATTCTAAGTGTTTTAGCAAAGTGCTCAACTCGTTTTGATGATTTGGCGGGACAAGTGTCATTTCGACAAAATAATTGGTCATTCACAATGTCTAACTCTGTGTTACAAGCTGGGCAATGTGTTGGTATAATTATTTCTCTCAAATTCACTTCTCTCTAAATTTTATAAATATATTATATCAAAAGAATAAGCATCTGTCAAGAACTATTTTTTGGGAACTCCTGCAAAATAAGCGACGAAATTTTGAAGCACTCTGTGTGACCACCAAATTTTTGTTTTGGCTTATAACTGTCATGCTTAAACTTCTTATGTAGCTCTTGCTCGAACTTCCAACAATTATAAATAGTATCATGGTAAGTGCGCTGAATACGCAAATCGTAGCCTTGAAAACCACGACTTCTTTTGATAACGTGCCGCCAGTCCTTTCCACTGGCAATTCCTACTTTAATACATTCACGTTCCCAAGTGGATTTATTTACTAAAATAACTCCGTAGAGAACACCCTCTCTATCTTTTTCAAGTGGGTGATTGTTAAAGTAAGTTTGATTATAGACTCCGCTCATTTCCACTCATGTTTTTCTTCAAGTGCAAACTGACAACCTTGAACAAAGTCACGATCTTCTTCATTCATTACTCCCCAACAGTAAGTAAGTCTATCTAGAAATAAATTTACTGTTTCTGGGTCATGAATCTGCATATTTCTTTTCATCATTTCTTCAAGAATTTGCATACGTAGTTCAATCTTTTGTCTGAGTGTATTAGCCATTTAAGTTTGTCAATAATCCTGTAAGTAAAATAAAACAAGCGATACTATTCAACATTACAAGTGCGCGATCTTTCCACGCAAATGCAACAAAAAGCCAACCTAGGCATCCAAGAAAGGATAGAAACGTATCAAGAGTATTGCTGTATCCAGCAGCTCTTACTACCATAGCACAAAGTAAAATGAGTGAAGCCACCCACTTTACATACCAATCAATCGTGTACTTAGGAGTCGCACTCTTGAAGATTCTTTTGCTGTTCTCTATTTCTTTCGGATGAAAGTTTTGCGATTTTTTCATATGCTTCATATAATCTCTTGTTTAAATATGCTATTTCTGCTTTTAGTAATTCGACTTCAGTCATTTACTCTCCTTAAAACTTGAGGTATAATCTTTCCTGCTCTTATAACTTCTACTTTGCACCCAATTTTCAAGTCAAGTGCTTCAATTATAGACTTGTTATGTAGAGTTGCTTTTGAAATAGTTGCACCTTCAATGTCAATTGGCTCGAGTAGTGCAACAGGTGATACTGCACCTGATTTACCTACTTGCCATACTACATCAAGAAGTGTAGTGACTACTCCTTTCTCTTGTTTCTTAAGAGCAAATGCTCCTCTAGGATGGTGACTGGTATATCCATGTGCATCAAATCTATCGTTCTGAGCAACACGATATACCAGACCATCTTGGGGAAAACAAGTGTAATCACTAAGTGTGCATGATTCTATTCCTAAATCGGATAGAAACTTCATGTCTGAAACGAAATTGTCTGTAGGGTAGGGAGAACATCCATGTGCGACAAAGTGTAAATCTCTTTTGAGAAATTCTTGCCTGTCCTTCAGTCCGAGCGCACCCGCTGCATAGTTTCTTGCATTAGGGATTTCTTTCGGAGCTACGACTTCTCCACTGATTTGGATTACGGGTTCGTAATCAATACAAAGAGGCACTAGACTGCCTTTGACTAGGTGAGTTATATCTAACCCTTCAACCCCGTCGCCTCTTGTTAAAACTTTTTGACATTCACCTCCGCCATATAAAACACTAATGGCAGCCCCATCTAACTTTGGAGTGACAACAAAGTCGTCGTTTCCCCAATCTGGAGGGGAATCGACGCCTTGTATTACTTTTTGGAGGGAGAACAAAGGAAACATATGCTTGTATCGGCGTTCATAAGAACTTTTATAACCAATACTTTCTTCTGTAGCCATTTGAACTAGGTGATCGAAAACCTCATCTGACATGATAGGGTTGCCCTGATAGTAGCTGATTGCTGCTCGTTTGATAAGATTTTCTAACATTTATATATTATACTAATTTTTTAACCAAAAGTCAAGAACTATTTTCCGATATGTTTGACTTCATCCTTAGGAATTACTTGATATGCACCTTTGTTGTATGCAATTGATACTGTGTAATTCTTACTTACTTCTTTCTTATAGCTCGTATCTTCTGGTACTGTGTATGGTTTAGGTTCGGCACTAGGTATGTGCTTACTGGAAGCGCGTACGGGATTTGAACCCGTGTTGCATGGATGAAAACCATGTGTCCTGACCGAACTAGACGAACGCGCCTTAGTTACCTTTTTCTTTCTTTTGCGACCATATTGGTCATAACTTAAACTTCCTTTTATAATCATATATAATATTATACACGGCTTTTAAGGATTTGTCAAGAACTATTTTCAGGTCAGGTAAATTTGGTCTAAAATTTCTTTGAACTCTTCTTCGAGAATACTTTTACTTTCTGCAAGTGATAATATTTCAACTAATCCTGTAAAAAGTTCTTGAGCATTTTCAATATCTAAAGGTATAGATATGCCTTCCTTTGAAGGCAACCATTCTTCATCAAAGTCAAGATAATATTTACGAAGTGAAAGATATTCTACTCCACGAAAAGTATTGATTACTAAACGAAGTTGTTCAGTATCCTTCTCGTTAATTACTCTTTCGTATTTGGTGGGTGCACTAAGGTCTATCATTTCTTATAATCCTGTTAAGTGGAACAATGCTTGTCACATTCTTCGGCATTAATAGACGATACGAGTCCGTGTCCCAACAAAACAGGAGGACTGTATCATTTGATTCTTTTGCTCTATTCTTCTTTTCAGCAATATACTTTGTTGAAAAATCTCTAGTGCATATATTGTATTTTGATCTGCGTGAGTTTTTACTTTTGTAGGTGACCACAGCATCACCCGCTTCATCTATTTTTCTTTTAAATTCATCCTTTGTCATATTTCCTCCAAATTTATCTAACAAATGATTATTTGAATTGTAAATTTTTTGGTTACATACTATGGATGCAAAAAACTAGGGCATCCTAAGATACCCTAGCTAAATTTCCTTAACTTAAGAGTTTAGGTTATTTACTATTGTAGTAAAGTAGTTAGCTGCTTTACCAGTTAGTTTTGAAATGATTGCTTCATCAATATCCTGACCCGCATCACTTAACGCACTGGTTAAGGAGGATTGAGCGTCAGCTACACTAACTCTACCACCACCGCTTGAACCGCCTGAAGATCTTGCTGCTGGAGTTTTTCTTACATATACACCTGCCTTTGTAAGAATCATTCTAACACCATTTGGAGATTCTTCTAGCTGTTCTGCGATATCTTTTACTATCTCCATACTGTTTTCTGGAGTAGGTTCTTCAGCGACATACATGTCAACTGCTTCTTGTTTTTTCTCGTCTGTCCACGACATACTTTTTCTCCTGTTGATTGAGCCAAATTGTGATTTGTATTCTTCTATGCTGTTAGTATTACGATAGCCTGGAGCCCATCCAGTAGCTTGTAGTTGTTGCATATAAAATCTATCACTCATTAACTGTTCTTCTAAAATATAATTATATTATATAAAAATTTTAAGGCGGTGTCAAGAACTATTTTTCGTTTCCTTATCTAAAATGCCTTTTGATTGTTTCTAACTTATCTTCTGCTTCTGCTATTTTAGCAACCTGAGATTCGATAGCTTCAACTATGTCTGGGTGTTCTCCAATTCCTGCTGAATTTCTTTGATACACCATAACATTTGCCTTGGCTACTTCTATTTCGCCTTCTAATTTTTTACATAATGCTTCTAATAAATAGTTCATTATTCAACTCCTTGGGAGATTATCCCACCTGTAGAATTTTTTAGTTTCAGAGTCCCAATACCAACCTTTATTCTTTTGTTCGTTTTGTGGAAGCTCTGATTCTACATATTTTTCTGCTTTTGCTTCTTCTTCTAATAATCTCATGTACCAAATTGCCATTATAATTTTTTAATTCCAAATACATAGTTATCCGCTGCATCTTCTGCGTATGATTCACTATGTCCCTTGTAAGTTTCTGTTTTAATAAACTCACCGCTTCTATAAAATGCACAACCCCAGTCATCTCCTATTTTTATAGTGTCTGCTTGAAGGTCGCCTTTTACATAACTTGAAAATACTTCAAATTCTTTATTTTCTATCATTTATTCCCATTGCTCCTTTTATAAAACCATTTTGAAACTTCTCTACCTTGTCGTCAAATAATATAATCCATGCCATAAATGGAAACATTATGGTAAAGATTACTAATACTATAAGAAAAGATAAGATTGGTTTCTTTGCCAATATATTATTTCTATCAATTGAACATATGATTCTATAGCTTGGTAAATATATTGTATACATTGAAATAGCTACTCCTGAAATATAGAAGGCTACTAGTATTTTAATTAATAAACTTAACTCCATATTGCTCCAAATGCCTTAGACTTCCTAAGTCATATGCGAGCTGAGACGAATATCTTCCACCATATTGCACATGGGGAAAGAATGTTCCTTCAAAATCATTTTCTTCAATTGTATATATTAAATAACACTTACAACCATATCTAGCTTCGTAGTCTATGTTTGTATGTTCTCTTATTATTTTTGCTGGAAAATTCTTACGAATTGCCCAAACAATTTCTCCTTCTTGAAAACTATCACTTACACACTGCTCTGGAAGCATAGCATTTCGTATGCCTTCATAGTCTGTTGCAGCAAGTTTCATAGGAATCCCAATCCTTTCTACTATCGCTTTCACAAAAGCTGGAGAACGATAGATGGATTGAGCTATACTAGAAATGTTAAATCCCTCAATATACATTTGAGCTACTGTTTTGATTTCATCTTCACTCGCGGGTTTACCTTTATTCATAGAGCGTCGCCTTTCACGAAACTCCATTGTATCACGCCAGTCATCTATAATTTTCTGAAGTCTGGTCGTGTTATACCTAATATTCAGAATCTCACAGGCTTCCTTTTTGGTGATAGGATTATCTGCTTCTAGTAATGATACTACATGTTGTATGTTAGTATCTGTTAATTTTTCATGTGATTTACTTTTTATTGCCATCTTCACTTCCTAATAAAATAATTGTATAGTGGATTATCTTGAGTAAATCTACTTCATTCTTTCCGTTTTTCTTACCATATCTTTGAGCATACTTAATAATGTTTCCAATACAGAAACCATCAGCATGTCCTGCGTCTACAATAAACTCTGTAGATTGAATCTTATTCATAGAATAGTGAGCACCATAAGTGCTATCTATATAATTCTTTACCATTCTTAGAATCTTATCTTCTTGAAATTTGTACTGAATTTTCTTCTTACTGAAAATATTACTCACTAAGTGCTTTCTCCAGTTCTGTATAACCTCCAATCTTCGTGCCATTTAATATAATCTGAGGGAAAGTTCTAGCTGTTGGAAATTCTGCCATAAAGTTCTTAGCATCGAAGTCCTCTCCGAGCATAAGATATCTTACTTCAGCACCTTTCATTTCTGCTAGATTCTTTGCCATATTACAATACGGGCAGTTTGGTTTGCTATAAATTGTTATTTTCATTTTGCAGTTATTCTCCTGTCAGTCCATGCAAGTCCTTCGTCCCACCAATCAGGTTGTGGTCTGTGTGACCAAGTAGCGAAGGTTGCTTTATCTGTATGATAATATAAACGATACGAGCCAATGACATCATTTTCATCTTTTAGCTCGTCTGGCATAGCCATGCCAAATGGAGTGAGTCCCTTGCGGGGCATATTCTTAGGTTCGGGCAGTCGATTGATTACTTCAACCACTGACTTGTGTAACTTGCCATAACGATAATGATACTCATCATTAAGAGCATTTGCATAGCAGTGAACCCACTCAAAGTTATCTAAAGATGACCTTGTCCATATCGTACAAGGATGATTATACATCATTGGTAAATATGGAGTTAAAGGTCGTTCTTCCATTGGTAAATGTTTGATTTCAGCTTTGGATTTATTTAATACTTCTCGTTCTTCAGCATTTAATGCACGAGGGACGAAACCTAGTAAGTGGTCAATCCATACAGCTGTGCATAGCAATTGTGCAGCCTCGAGAGGCATCTTTACAATATGCTTATCCACATGGTATTCTGCACACTTATCTAAATCTTCGTCTAAGTAAAATAAATTCATTTAATCCAACATTTATAGCCAGTGCACTCCTGTTTTGGTGTGCCTGGGCAGTATTCACAAAAAGAAAAACGACTACTCCTATCCTTACGGAGAGAAGTAATCGTTTTAGATTGTTTTTGCTTTTTGTTATTTTTCATAATATGTATATTATACAGAAAAATTAACCAAATGTCAAGAACTATTTTTATTTGCTACCAAAGGCCTTTCCTGCTTCGCTGATACCAAATGCACCTAAAGTAACTACTACGAATGAGGTGTAGATTGTATCAGAAATGACCAAATCTTGCCCCATAAAAGCAGTAACTAAATCGCATAAACCAAAAATAGTCATCAATCCAAAGGAAATAAATCCAATAATTGCTTTTTCATTTATATCATTGTCGTCTAAAAACAAATCCATAAACTTTCTTTTTGGTGGTTCTAGTTGAGCTTTGGCAGCTTTAGCTTCGTCCTTTAATAGTTTGATAGTATCTTCGGCATCGTCGAGTTTCTCGACTAATCTCATATACTTATCAAGGTCTATTTGGACTTCATTGCGACTATTGTCGGTGGCTTCGGACATTATTTATCCTTTGCTTTACCCACATTTAGTGCGAACCAGTCTACAATTTTGTAAACTTTTTTCATCCAACCATCATCAACTGGGGTTGGAGTCAGAGCCGCAATTAACGAAGCTAACATTACGATTGTTGGGATTACGGCTATCCAAGCCTGTACCCATTGAAAGAACTCTAACATTCTTCTCTCCTTTCCCTCTTACGAGGCTTCTCCTAATACTAGGATAATTTATCTTTAAACCTTCTAGATGCTTGATAGTGTTCTATGTAAGGGTTATCTACACTTTTCATATAATCAGCTACTTTGCACCACTCTAAAGGCAATTGATAACTTGGTAAGTCATGTTTAGTGACTAAGTGTTGTAGAACACGCTGGTCCCACATTTCTTTATTTTGCTCTTGCAAGGCACACCAAGCGCGAATCATCAAATCGGAAAATTCGTTATTTGGAATGTATATGCTACCCGACAGAAGCTCTGTTACTTCGCCTTCTGCCGACTGCCACTTAAACCAAGCAAAAGCGGGATATTGTAAATCTTCAAAATGTGACCAGTTTGGTTCTCTTTTAAAAACTGCATCTGCATCTACATAAAAAAGATTTTCATTTGGAAAGTTTTTCAAAGCATTTTGTATAATTTTAGGCTTCTGTCCACAATTCCACTCCCATTTGCCGAGATTTTCTACTTCTTCAATTGAATAATTTACTTTATACTTTTCACAAGATTCAATTAAATTTTGTACTTCTTCTGCGTATGGTGTGTCCTTTGTGTAAAAACTAACTACTTTCATTTACTATCTTCCCTTCTTCTAGCACTAAGTGTATGGCATGAGCCCAATGAACATCATCTGCTAGAATACATGATGCCATTTTATACCCCAAACTTTGTAATGCTACCATTCTTTGGTTTCCTGCATAACATAAAAAAGAAGCTGATGTTCTTTCTTCAATTAAGTCTGGTCGTATGCCTCGTATTGCCATATCATAATTTTTCTGTGTATTTGTTAAAACAATGAGAGGGTTCTTCATTCCTGCTACCATGAGCGAATCTTGTAAAGCAAGGTTCTTCTTTGGTTTTACAGGCATAAAAATATCTTTTAATAGAATATTTGTTGTAGCATATTCACTATCTTCTAATCTGTTATCTTTATATAGAAAAGCAGATACTCTGTCTACTGATGCTATCATAGTTTTTGGATTGTTTTCCATGACTCTATTGATTGCACGTCTATATCTTCCCATTTGCCAAAATCAATATCATAGCAGATTATCTTATCCCCGCTCTGATTCTTTACAATATTTGGTAAATTCATATAGTTTTCATTTAGTGTATACTCTCTTGAATATACATTTCCACTTTTTAAACTACGAAAATCTATTAATACTATGCCTTGTTTTAAACATTCAATTATTTTCTGACTGTCCAATTTTCTCCTCTAATTTTTTAAATCTATTGTCTATTTCTGTCCAACTATCAAATTCGCACAAATCTTTAGGAGGATGACTATTTGCTTCTAATTCTAAAATTCTATCTTCTAGTTCTTCTAGCCAATCCTCTATATCTTCAAATCTCTCTTGTGCGGGAGAGTGTTTGTCAAACCAATTAGAGGCTTTCTCTAATCTTCTTTTAATTAGTAGATTCTTTATCAGGTTGAACATCTGTCACTTTCCTATAATATACTACAACTTCTTTAAGTTCAATAATATATCTTTTTAACTCTTGCATATTGTATGCCATAAGTTCATAATCAGGAACTGACATTGCAAAAAATACTACTTGACCATGTTCTTTCTCTACTCTTGCTAAAAACTCGTCTATGTTCTCGTCGGAGACTACATACCAGTAAGGTTCCTTAAGGTCTATCTCACGTGGCATAACTGGCTGAGCTATCTTTCGCTCAATCGGTGCCGCCGATACTTCGATTTGCTTATTTTGGAGTAGACTGCAACTCGGCAGGATCATCAAGGTCATCAATAACGATGCTGACTGCTTCAATTCCATCAAATACCTCCTTTGTGGCTTTATTTGCTCTTGGTTCTATTAGCCCAGGCTTTGCTGCGGCTAACTTGGTTAAATTGTGTCGCTTAAAGATATCAAGATAGCGATTCATTTCTTTTTGTGCTTCTTGACTCTTTAGCTGTAATTCGTTTAGTTGTGTTGTTTGCAATGTAAAGTCATTTTGTAAAGAAGATATTGCTTCTTCTTGCATTGCTACTGCACTTTCTAACTTAATGTTGTTTGCTTTTAATGTTTGGTTTTCATTCCATAGCCAGTAAGAACCTAGTCCTAATACTACTATAATTGCTAGAAAAAATTGATTCATAATTCAAATTTCTCCCATATCTTGACACCAATAAATCCAAACAATGTACTCCATATCATTAGTGAGAAACCCCACTTAAATAGAGTAAATGGTAATAAAAATATTGTTTCTATCATAATTGTTCTATCCTGTAATTGAGCCCTTCAGCTCCCCTTATCTCTACTATTTCTTTATCAACAGTCATAAACTTTAGATACTTATCTTTTTTATCATAGAACTTTGATACAACAAAAGTTTGGTCATCTCCATCTCCATATGTAGAGTTATAACTAACAGTTAGTTTCCATTTTGTTTCAAAGAAAGATATAATCCAATTTTTGAACTTAATCCACGTTTCTTTCATTTTTATCTTGTTCCTGTTTCATAAGGGAAATAAACTCCTCGATATATTCTTCGAGTGTCATTCCTCTTTCAGCTGCGTGCTGTCCTGCTTTGATTAAAAGTTCTTCTGATATTTTAAACTTCATGCCATTCTTTGCCTTGAAAAAGCAAAGCTTCAGCTTCTCTTCTTCGTATCAAACCTTCAAGAACTTTTCCTCCTGCTTTGTTCCATCTTTTAATTTGTGCTGGAACGCCGTCGAAGTCGCCTGAGTTTAATACTTTTAGCATTGTAGATGATTTAAGATTAGTAGGGCCGAGATTGTATACCCATGATACTAGGGCATCAAACTGGTTTTGTGAGAGTTCCACAGTTACACATTCGTTGATATAACTTTCATACTCATGTAGTTCTTCAACTAACATTTCTTCTGCTTGCTCTTTTGTGATTTCCATGCCTTCGACTACGCCTTTAATATGCCCATAGCCTATTGTCCATACGCCGACTGCATCTTGATAAGCTGTTAATTCACAACCTTCAAATTTTTTAATTAAGGATAAACCCTCTTGTGATATATTCATATTTTCTCCTGATTGGGGTGTTTTTCACTCGTGAGAAACAACACCCCTAAAAACTTGACTTTCTATGTCAATGGCATTATGCTAAGAATCACGACACTGCTTCCGAATGAAGCTAGAAATATCTGATTCACTGCGTGGCAAAATTCTCCATTTTCACATACAAAATCACGAACTTGCAATATAATTGCTTTCATTTTATTTTATCTCCAAGATTTTCCTCTTAGAATTCGGAGTTCGTGACAGAGTAATCGTCAGTAATCCATCTTGTAGATTCACTTTATCTACTTGTAAGTCTGCGTTTAGAATAAATCTTCGTTCAAAAGATTTCAGACTTAAACCTTGATGAACAAAACGCTCATCACTGTTTAGTTTTTGTTCTTTTTTCCCTTTTAAAAACAACTCAGTGTCGTCCTGAATTATCTCTAATTCTTTTTTATCCCAACCTGGCACAGCAACTTCTATACGATAATTGCCACCACTTTCAATAATATTGTATCTAGGATATGCTGTTTCCGTATAAGTTGGAAGCGTTGGCATATCTAGTCCAAGCCAAAATTTACTTAAATCAATACTCATAATTTTTCTCCTAAATTCCTTTTCAGTAAATAATTGCTTCTTCCTTTCGGTAAGAAGCGTAGGTTTATGCGAGTGACACCCATCACTCACTAACTATATTATACTAAAAATTAACCTAAAAGTCAAGAAATATTTTTTGATTACTCATCAAAATCTATCGAACCCTGCTGCTTGCAGTAGTCAAGAGTAATACTTATGCCTTCTCGTTTACCAAGATGCCAAGCGGCATAAACACTTCCAAATAATATGACGATATACGCCAAATCAATACTTTCCATAAAAATCTCCATTTCATATATTATATCAAAACCCTGACCAAAAGTCAAGAAAAATATTAAGCATACTGAAAATAGTTCTTGACTTTTGCTCTTCATTTTGCTATAATATATGTATGAGTAAAAGATGGACAGACAACGAGCGTAAGTTTCTTAAAGAACACTACAACTCGGCGTCCATCGAAGATTTAGAAAAACATTTTGACCGAAGCGCTACTAGCATCAGGTCACAGGTAAACTATCTACGAAAGCGTGGATGGACATTTAATAGGAAAAAAGATGAGCAAAGTAATTGATTTCCCAAGAAAAACAAAAGCGAATAAACAAACTGAAACGCTAATGAAAGCACTTATTATAGAGTGTCAAAAACTTGGTATTAACACTTCAAATCGAGACTTTTTATTTGATATGGCATGGGTGAAGAAATTCGTTCAAGCTACAATTGATAAACAGAACAATCTAGCAAATGACCTCTGTCGACTTACGCGTGCACAGGGAGAACCGCCTTGCCACGAATAGTTTCACGCAATATGTCATTTGAAAAAGCAATGAGAATTTTTCGAAAGAAAGTCGACTCCGCTGGTATTAAAGATGAACTTCGTCGCAGAGAGTTCTATGAAAAACCAACAAATCGTCGCCGAAGAAAACTTAACGAGAGTAAGAGAAGAAATTTAGCTCGAAGAAGAAAGGAAACTGCCGCATGGGAGAGTTATCGTCGTGCTTTTCGACATACACGATAAAGATTTTTTTCAACAAAAATTGCAAAATTAAAATATTTTTCCATTCACCTACCCCGAACCTATCCATAAATTCATACCCCTCAGAAAAATAGTACTTGCTTTATTGATAAAAGTATGGTATAATATATACATAATCTGATGATTAAGTTAATAAAATAATTTAATTCTCATATCCTCGCAACCGAAGCTAATTGTGTATTTACATACAAAGGAGCTCGTCGCGTAAGCGTAAGAGCTCACCTTGTGAATTGAACAATTTAGCGAGGAGGTTAAGAGATACTTATTATAATCATCATAAGTCGCTGAAAAGCAAAGTAAGTCTGTTCGGGCTTACATCTAATTACCCAACTAACCCAAAATTTCCTACAATTGCGCCCAATTCGTTCGTAAATTTTTAACTATA